GAGAGGTACACGACCCGCGCAAGGGCAGAGACGGTGATTACTGCATCCCGTGTATAGAGCGCATGGACAGCCGCCGCCCGAGCCCGATACACGCAGACGAAAAAGAGCGCGTCCTCCGTTGCGAGTGCTTTACACCTATCCCGGAGGACGAGGAGGGCGAAAAATGAACTTTCCGAAATTATATGAGTGCGACCCACAGAAAAATACCGAGTGCAACAAGCGGAATTGTGGAAATCCGTGTATGCACACTACGCGAAAAGAGTTCGCTCGGGAGCCGTCCGAGAGAATGAGTATCGAGAGAGCATTTGAAATCCTCGACCCGACACACCGGGAGCGTTACGAAAGCCTCGAGCCGGTAAACGAGGCTTGCCGAATGGGGCGACCGGCTCTTTTTTTACAAATGAAAGAGAGCCCGTACCCGGACGGAGACGAGGACGTTTTAGCTTGCCCGAACTGCGGGAGCGGAGAATATCTCCACAATGAGGACGGAAACCGAAACCGCTTTTGCGGTCAATGCGGTAAGGCTATCGCATGGAACGAGGAGGCGGACAAATGAGTGAGCTACTCGGGAAAGTCGTCGTCGTAACTCAAATGAAAAAAATCCCGACGGCGTGTGCGTATTGCAAATATTACGAAAACATGGGCGGAAATAGAGGACGCGGTAGCGACGGCGTTTGCACGGCTCGCGGGACGCTTTACGCGACGCGGGGTATCAGAGTGTCGAAAGAGCGCCTCGATAATTGCCCGCTCCGCATAATTACGGGAGGCAGGGAATGAGACGCAAAAAGAAAAGCCGCCTCGCGGCGGCGGAGTTCCTCGCCGTGCTTATCGTGACGGCGGTCGTTTTCACAAAGGGCTTGAGCGCGGCGCTCGCGTGGCGAGGCTATAAGGCCGTCGGCGGCGAGTTCATGCTCTTGCTCCTACCTATTATATATTATGAGGCAAAGCGGATTATCCTCGATTTCGTGGCGGACTTCGTAGAACTTTACCGCCGCGCGGAGGATTGACAATGCAGGACAGAAAAAGAGAAACCGCCGACGCTTTGCAGAACGTCGGCGGGGACTCGTCCCGGAAAAGACGAGCGATTACTCATACCTTTATTATTATAGCACTCTCCGGGACGGTATGCAAGGGCAAAAAATCGAGCGCAAAGCGCGTTTTTACGGGCTCGTATGGAATATTAACAAACCGACCATAGACGAGCTCTCGTCGGAGGGTATCACATGAAAACAGTTTACAGAGAGAAACGCTATTATTGCGGCGAGTATCTCGACGTATATATCTACCCGACCTATCGGCAAGGACGGAGCAGAGGCAAGCGGAGCAAGCCGACCTCCGCCGCTCAAGCGAAACTCAATCAGCGGCATAGAGAGGAAAAGCTCGTCCGTCTCCTCCACGCGAACTTTACGCCGGACGACCTCGAAATCCATTTGACCTATCAGCAACAGCCGGAGAGCCCGGAGGAGGCGCAACGACTTTTACGGAATTATATCCGCCGGGTGCAGAGAGCACGGAAAAAACAAGGACTCCCGCCGCTCAAGTACATAGCCGTTACGGAAAAGGGCTCCAAGAATGGGCGCTATCATCATCACGTCACGCTATCCGGCGGAATGGATAGAGACGAGCTCGAAAAGCTATGGGGACTCGGGTACGCGAACTCCCGCCGCTTGCAGTTCACAGAGAGCGGCCTCGCCGGGCTCGGTCATTACATCGTCAAGAGCCCGCTTTACACTCGGGCATGGAACGCCTCGAAAAATCTTATCGACCCGGAGCCGAAAACACGGGACGGGCGTATCTCCGGCAGACGCGCCGAGGAGCTCGCCCGGGACACGACCAACAACGCCGAGTATGAAAAGCTCTATCCGGGCTATTTCCTCGCGGATGCTGGCGCATGGCACAACGACGTAAACGGAGGAAAGTATATCGTCGCCCACTTTTACCGGCGGGACGGTGTATTTATAAAACCGAAACGGAGGAAACGAAAATGACAGTAAACGAGTTTGCAAAGGAAGTCCACGAAAACGCGGTCGCGCATGGATGGTGGGAGACGGCTCGGAGCTTTCCCGAGGTCGCCGCGCTCATTCATTCGGAAGTGTCGGAGGCGCTCGAGGAGTGGCGCGACGGCAATCCGGCTATTTACGGGTGCTGTGGTATCCCGGGCGCGGTGTGCGAGTTCGAGGGCGCTTGCGACAAGGAAGAGAAAACCGGCACTTGTAAGCCGGAGGGAGTCGCCGTCGAGCTTTGCGACGCGATTATCCGCATCCTCGATTACCTCGCCTATATGGGCGTGGACGTTGAGGCCGTGCTCATGGCAAAACATGAGTACAACAAGGGACGCGAATACCGCCACGGAGGGAAACGCGCCTAAACCACGATAACGCACGAGGAGGGCGAGCTAATGATTAACTATTTCGAGGCGGCGGAGAAAACTCTCCGCGCTCGCGGCTTGCTCGAGACGGCTTTAGGCAATCTCGAGCGGAAAAAGGAGCGCATTTTACGATACGGCGCGCCGTCGGAGTATCCGTCGGCGGATATGTCTAAACCGTACACGGGTGCGAAATCTGTAAACGACGCGCTCGCGGACTGCCTCGAGCTCGCCGAGGTTATGCGGGAAATCCAAGTTACCCGGGATAAGGTCGAGGAAATCGACGACGTGCTCGCGCAGATGGACGAGGACGACGCGCGTATCCTCCGGCTTTGGTACATCGAGCGCAAGAGCAAGGACGAAATCACGGAGGCCGTATGCTATTCGTCCACGTCGAGCCTCTACGACCTCCGTAACAAGGCGCTCGTGCGCTTCGCTCTCCTCTACTTCGGCGCGGGAGCTATGCCGTCTATGTGAGGCGTTTTCTAACTTATTCTCATGTATCGAAAAAAATCCGTATGGAAACTTGCATTTTCCCCGTGCTATCATTGAGGCGTAAAGAGAGGTCGAGGGAAAACCTCGCCGCCGTGCGCCCTACATGGTCGAGCCCTTGCGCTTATGCGTGAGGACGCTTGAGGCCGTGCGGGGCGTTCTCTTTACCCATTCGGAGGCGGAGAGCATGAGAGAGTTTGCAAAAGCGTTTTACGAGTCTCCGGCATGGAGGCGCACACGAGCATATATTCTCAAGCGAGACGCGGGGCTATGCGTCCATTGTGGCGAGCCCGGCGTTATCGTGCATCACAAGATAGAGCTCACGCCGAGGAACATCGACGACCCGGCAATCGCGCTCGGCGAGGATAACCTCGAGACAGTTTGCCGGACGTGTCACGCATTGATACACGAGGGAACGCCGCCGCTTGCCGACGGCCTCGCTTTCGATGCAGACGGAAATATTATCACAGCGCCACATACCCCCCGGGGTGCGCCGAAATAGATACCCGGTAAGTAACCGCGCCTCAATCCTCGGAAGAACCGACCCGGGCGCGCACATGAGGGGGGGTAAAACCGGGGCGGAGGGAGGTTTACTCATTATATGGCGACAAATAAAAAAAGCTACGACGAGCTCTCGGTTTCTGAAAAAATCGAGGCGAAAAAGAAGAAAATTAAACGGCTTTTCCGAGAAATGCCTCCCGAAAAGCGGCAGTTTGCCGAGGGGCTTATCAATCAATTCGCCGTGACCTCCGTCACGCTGGAACGCCTCGCCGACGAAATCAACAACGGCGACTTGATAGAGGATTTCGTACAGGGGGCGCAAAAGCTCCGCCGGGAGTCCCCGGCTCTCCGTGCCTACAACACGACGATAAAATCCTTTTCCGCTCTCACAAACCAACTCGTCGCGTTGCTCCCGGAGAAAGAAAAGAAATCGGCGGGTGACGAGCTTATGAGCTTTATCACAAAGCCCGCCGCCCGGTCGGGCAAGTAGTGAACTACGTCCGGGAATATTGGGAGCGGATTTCCTCCGGCGAAATCGTCACGAGCAAACGAGTAAAGGCCGTGTACGGTCGCCTCGTGGCGGAAATGGACGCGGCGGACGAGAGCTCGCCGTATTACTTCGACGAGGCCGTCGGCGAAAGGCCGATTATCTTCGTCGAGCGATTTTGCAAGCAGTCTCAAGGGACGCTCGGCGAGTCTCTGACGCTCGAGCTTTTCCAAAAAGCATTTATACAACTCCTTTTCGGGTGGCTCGAGAGGGCGACGGGATACCGGCGCTTTCGAGAGACACTCTTTCTTGTAGGGCGAAAGAACGGCAAGAGTACGCTCCTCGCGGCTCTCGCGCTCTATATGCTCGTCGCAGACTACGAGGGCGCGGCGGAGATTTACTCCGTAGCGACCAAGAAAGACCAAGCGAAAAAGACGCTCACAGAGGCCGTAAACATGGTGAAGCAGAGCCCCGAGCTCTCCGCCATTCTCAAAAAGCGCCGCAACGACATTTACTTTCCGGCGACGGCCTCCAAGTTCGAGGCGTTGGCCTCGGACTCGAATACCCTCGACGGCCTCAACTCTCACGCCGTCATTATCGACGAGCTCCACGCTATCCGCGACCGCAATCTCTACGAGGTTATGAAGCAATCGACCTCGAGCCGCCGACAGCCGCTTGTGATTATGATTACCACGTCCGGCACGGTGCGCGAGTCTGTTTTCGATAACCTTTACGGCTACGCTTGCGAGGTCGCCGACGGGCAGACTCCCGACGAGCGTTTCCTCCCCGTGCTCTACGAGCTCGACAAGCGCGAGGAGTGGACAGACCCGACGGCATGGATAAAGGCAAATCCCGGCCTCGGGACGATAAAGCAATATACCACGCTCGCCGACTTCGTAGAGCGAGCAAAGAAAAATCCCGAGGACTTGCCCGGCGTTCTCTGCAAGGACTTTAACGTAAAGGCGACCGGCGCGGCCTCGTGGCTCTCCTATGAGGACGCAGTAAACGAGGCGACATTCAAGCCGGAGGAGGTCTATAACACCTACGCTATCGGCGGGTGCGACCTCTCCGCGACGACCGACCTAACGTGCGCGACGCTGATTATCCGGCGCTCGTCCGACGATGAAATCGTGTACGTTTTTCAGCATTATTTCCTCCCTCAAAAGAAAATCGACCAGCTCGACGAGCACAACACGCAAGAAGCGCCCTATAAGATTTGGGCGGAGCGGGGGCTCGTCACGATATGCGAGGGTACTCGCGTCGATTATTCGGCGGTGACGGCGTGGTACTGCCAAATGCGGGACGAGCTCAAGATAGACGCTTTCAAAATCGGCTACGACCGCGCTCTCGCCGGTTATTGGGTGGACGAAATGAAAGCGAACGGCTTTGAAATGTGCGCCGTTGCACAGGGGCCTTTTACATGGTCGCAACCTATGAGGGAGCTCGGCGCGGCGCTCGCCGATAAGAAAGTCAATTACAACAAAAATCCCGTTTTGCTTTGGTGCTTGACGAACACAGGCGTTAAAAAAAGCGGCGTGAACAACATTCAGCCCGTCAAGATTTCCGAAAAGCGCCGTATCGACGGTATGGTATCTCTCCTCAATGCGTGGGTTATCTATGTGCGGGATTATGAGGACTATATGTATTTAGTGGGGTGAAAAAATGGCAAAGAGAGGGCTCTTTCAATCTATTTTCGGGGGCAAGAGCGAGAAAAATAAAGATTTCCACGCATACAAGCTCTTGAGCTCGTGGGAGTCTACTTTCGTACCGTATTCCGGGAATATGTGGGATATTAACACGGTACGCTCCGCCGTGGACGCTTTCGCCCGCCGAGCCTCGACCGCACAGCCGCGCCACGTCAGGCAGTCGGCAGAGACGACGGTCGCGGTAAACGACTATATCGACCGCATTTTGCAGTTCCGGCCTAATCCGTACATGACGGCGGCGGACTTCTATTACAAGCTCGCCGCGCAGTACAAGGTATATAACAACGCGATAGCGTACCCGGTTTTCGATGAAACAGGCCGCTTGACGGCGGTCTACCCTATCAACGCACAGTATTTCGAGCTCCTCGAGTACATGGGTACGCTCTATTGCCGGTTTACCTTTGCGACGGGTGCAACGTACATTTGCGAATATTCCCGAATTATCCACGTCCGGCGGCATTTCCTCGAGCACGATATTTTCGGCGACGGAAACAAGCCGCTCGATACCGCACTCAAGACAGCGAATACGCTCAATCAGAGCATGAGCAAGTTTGCCGAGCTCGTCGCGGTTATCCGGGGTATTTTGAAAGTCTCGAACGCCGTCAAGACGGAGGACTTAAACCGCCGCAGAGACGACTTTATCCGGGACAACCTCCGTATGGAGAACAACGGAGCGGGCGTTATCGTCACGGACGCGAAATACGACTATACGCCTATCACAGACAAGACGACTCCTATCCCGGCGACACAACTCGCATACGTCAAAGAGGAGATTTACGACTATCTCGGCGTGTCGAAAGAAATCGTCGAAAATACCGCGACTCCACAACAGGAACAGGCTTTTTATAGCGGCGAAATCGCCCCGTTTTTCCGCCGCCTCTCGCAAGCGTTCTCGAATGTGCTCTTTACCGAGCGGGAGTTCGGGTACGGAAACCGTATCGTCTTTTCCGCGAACTCCGTCCAGTTTGCGACGCTCCCGGAAAAGGTCACGGCGGCAAAGTTCTTGACGGAAATCGGCGCGGCGACGCTCGACCAAATCTTGACTATGTTCGATATGCCGACCATCGGCGGCGAGGAGGGCGCGCGCCGCGTCCAAACGCTGAACATGGTAAACGCAAAGCTCGCAGACAAATACCAGACCGGCGGAAATACGCCGCCGGACGACACTACGCCGCCCGGGGAGCCAACCGGCGGGAAAGAGGAGGGTTAGGCTATGGCTATCAAACAGGGGCGCGAGTATCGCGCTTTGCAGGACTTTAGCCTCGTTCCGAGGGACGAGGGCTCGAAAGAGTATCGGGTACGCGGTACGGCTATCGTATTCAATTCGCCTACGGTGCTATGGGAGTGCGACGGCGTGGAATACAAGGAAATTATCGACCGTCACGCTTTCGACGAGTGCGATATGTCCGACGTGATTTTCAACTACAACCACGGCGGAAAGGTCGTCGCTCGCCTCCGAAACAAAACGCTCGCGCTCAACATCGACGAGCGCGGCGTAAACATCGACGCAGACCTCGGCGGAACAACTGCCGGGCGCGAGCTTTACGAGGAAATCGACGGCGGGTACGTCGATAAAATGTCCTTTTCTTTCACGGTGCGCGAGGCATCCTATGACTCCGTTACCCATACCCGCACTATCACAAAGGTCAAAAAGCTATACGACGTGTCGGCGGTGGACATTCCCGCCTATAATGACACGTCTATTTCGGCTCGGAGCTTTTTCGAGGAGGAGCACTCGAGGGAGCTCGCGGCTTTGGAGCAAGCCCGGAGGCGGAAGAAACTCGTAGCTTTGACATACTAACCGACCACACAACAACTATCATTTTTTGGAGGTAAATTATGAACATCGAAAAGAGACGCGCAGAAATCGCCGCCCGTAAAGCTGAAATCCGTAAGCTCATTGAGGGCGACAGCGAGAACAAGCTCAACATGGACGACCTCGAGAAAGAGCTCCGCGAGCTCAACGAGGAGGACGAGAAGCTCGAAAAGAGACAGGCTATCGAGCGTATGCTCAACGGCGGCGCGGCTCCGGCCTCTCCCGCTGGCCTCTCTAATCCCGTCGCTCGCTCCGCAAATCAGCCCGCGCCGGAGAGCACCGAAAAGCTCTATCGCTCCGCATGGCTCAAGACCTTGCAGGGTAAGCCGCTGACCGACGACGAAAAGCGCGCATACTCCACGGCGGCAAACTCCGGCCTCCCCATTATCCCGGAGACGACCGCAAATCAGATCATCAAGAAAATGTACGAGGTCGCGCCGATTTTGCAGAGATGCAAGATTTTCCACGTCCCCGGCAATTTCAAGTTCGCTATCGAGGGTACGAACGACGAGGCCGCGCTCCACACCGAAAACGCCGCCATTACCGCCGCGAGCGACTCCCTCGGCTCCGTCTCTCTGACCGGCTACGAAATCGTGAAGCTCGTCAAAGCCTCCCGTGCTTGCTCCGAGATGGCGCTTTCCGCGTTCGAGAGCTATATCGTCGAGGTTATCGCCGAGGCCGTCGCCCGCCGCATTGAAAAGTACATTTTCACCGGCACGGGTACAAATCAGCCCGGCGGCGTTAAGACTGCCGGTAAGGGCGCGAGCGGCGCGTACACCGACGGCACAGACCAGATTACCGTAGGTAAGACGGCCTCTCTCACCGAGGAGAACGTTATCGCGCTCTACGGCTTGCTCGGCGACGGTTACGAGCGTAACGCCGTTTGGTGCATGAACAAGGCGACATTCTTCTCCGACTTCTTCCCGCTGATGAACAAGAGCAAGAACAACGTTATCGAGTTCGCAAACGGCAAGTATTACATCATGGGCGCGGAGGTCTACTTTACCGGCTCTCTCGCCGCACATGAGGCGTATCTCGGCGACTTCTCCTATATCATCGGCAACTATTCGCAGGATATTACCGTCGTCCGCTCCGAGCACTCCGGCCTTGCTACGAACAGCATCGACTATCTCGGCGCTTGTGTGTTCGACTCCAAGCCGGTCGCGGGCTTCGGTGCGTTCGTGCATCTCGCAAAGGCGGCGGCTTAATAGGAGGGCTCGAGTATGGCAGTCGGTGACGAATATCTCGCCTCCGTCCGCCATAGCGTGAGACTTTCCTCCACCGTCCACGACGGGGAATTGACCGACCTCATTAACGCCGCTCGAGCCGACCTTGTGCTCGGCGGCGTTCTTGAGGCAAAAGCGAACGACGAAACCGACCCGCTTATCAAAAAGGCGGTGACGACCTACGTCAAGGCGGAGTTTGGGCTCGACAACGAGGACGCGGACAGGCTCCGCGCCTCGTATAAAGAGCAGAGAAACGGCCTCTCGCTATCGGACTCCTATATCGCGGCGGAGGGGGGATAGCTCATGTACTGGCGCGACGTTGTGACGCTCAAAGCCGTTACGGAGGGGCGCGACGCGGACGGTTTTCCGAAAGAGACAATCACGGAGACGACCGTTTTCGCCGACGTGTCCTCTACCAAGCGGAGCGAGTTCTACGCCGCCCGACAAGCGGGTATCTCGCTCGCGCTGACGGTAAAGCTCCGCGCCGCTGACTATGACGGTCAAGAGCGGCTCTCCTATGAGGGCAAAGAGTACAAGGTCGAGCGCGCATACACGGAGGCGCGGGAATACTACGAGCTTAATTGCTCCGAGTTTAGGGAGGCGAGCGAATGAACGTAAACGCTCTTTTAGTGGGTACGCTCGATAGTCTCCTCCCTACCGCTGACAGCGTGTATAAGGGAGCGGCGACCGAGTATATCGTTTTCAACTATACCGAGCTCCCGGCGGACTTCGCAGACGACGACGCGGCACATTACCGCTATCTCGTGCAAGTCCACCTATACGCGCCGCTCGAGAAGAATACCCGCACATACCGGCGGGAAATCTCTCGGCGGCTCGTGGCGGCGGGCTTTACCCGCCCGACGGTGACTACGGCCTCCGATAAAAACGGACAGCATTACGCCTTTGAGTGCGAAATCGCGGGAGGCGTTGACGATGGCTAATCTATCCACGAGCGGGCTCGAGGAGCTTATCGGCGGTTTTGACGCTATCGCAGAAATCCCCGACGAGGTAGTGCTCGAAATGCTCGTCGCGGAGGCAGAAGTTATCGCCCCGGCGCAGGAGGCCGAGGCGCGCGCTATGCTCTCGGGCAAGTACAGCACCGGCGAGACGGCGCAAAGCATTTCCTACGACAAAAAGCTCAAGAAAACATCGGACGGACGAGCTATCTACGTTTACCCGAAAGGCACTCGGCGACACGGCAACAAGCGCCGCGCCGCCGAGGTCGCTTTTGTGGACGAGTTCGGTAAACAGGGACAGCCCGCCCGCCCATTCATCCAGACGGCAAACGAGAAAGCGGCAGACCCGGCAACCGACGCGGCGGCTCGGGTGTACGACGGCTTTCTCAAATCGAAAAACTTTTAGGAGGTTTTATTATGGCACAGTTTGGCGCAAAGCGACCTATCTTCGCCCCGACGAAAACCACGCCGGACAATGCGCTCCCGACCTACGACTACGAGAAAGTCGTAACCGTGGGTAAGCTCGTTAAGGCCGACCTCACCGTTACGAACGCCTCCGGCGAGCTCTACGCCGACGACGCGCTCGCCGAAAAGGTCGATATGTTCGCCTCCGGCTCTCTTGCGCTGGAAACGGACGACAAGACGGACGAGGTACACGCCGCTATTCACGGCGCGACCAAGGATACGCAGTCGAGCGAGGTCACGGACTCCGACGGAGACGTAGCTCCTCGCGGTGGCCTTTGCTATTACAAGGTCATTATTCGCGGCGGAGTCCGCTATTTCAAGGGCGTGTTTCATCCGCTTGTCAAGGCCATTCTCGGCAACGACAGTGCGGCGACAAAGGGCTCCTCTATCACGTTCGGCACGAGCGCGACGACCTTTACCGTGTTCCGTTGCAACTCTGGCGCATGGCGCATCACGAAAGAGTTCACGACGGAAAGCGAGTGTATCGCGTGGTGCGATACCAAGCTCGGCAAAGTGGGAGGCTAATATCAGCACGGACGGGAGGCGAGCGAGAACGGCTCCGCTTTGGTAATTGGAGGGTAAAGGCATGAAAACGGCAAAAGTGACGCTCGCGGACGCGACGTATTACCTCGCATTTGACGGCGAGGCTATGTTTACACTCCGGGACGATTTCGGCGGGACACAACTCGCACTCGAGGCAATAGAGCAGGATACCCGCGAGAGCTTCGCGGCGACGTGTGCTATCGCGGCGGTACTGGCAGAGCGCGGCGAGCTCCTCCGTCGGCGGCTCGGATACGACCCGGGCGCTATCCCGGAAAAGGACGATTTTCTCCTCATGGTGAGGCCGTTTGAAATCGTGACGCTCAAGCGCGCAATTATGACGGCTATCGAGCTCGGCTATGGTCGAGAGGTAACGAGCCCGGCGGACGACGAAATCGACGAGGGGCTCGCGGAACTTAATCAAAAAAAAACAAGATAAGGCGGGCGGAATACTACCGTATCGCCGTTCTTTGCGGAGTCTCCCCGGCGGAGGCTCTTTTTATGGCTCCCGGAGAGGTTTTCGACCTTTGGGAGCTATACCTATCCGCACACGGTAAGAACAGAGGCGAGGAGGGCGTGTAATGGCAAACCGTGAGATAAAAACGAAAGTCGCTATCGACGGCGAAAAAGAATACAAGGAGTCTCTCAAAAACATCAACTCCGCCCTCGGAACGCTTAAATCGGAATTAAAGCTCGTAGAGAGTCAATACGCGGGACAGGCGAACAGCTACGCGGCTTTGAGGGCGAAAGGCGACGTACTCTCCCGTATGTACGACCAACAGAAAGAAAAGGTCAAGGCGGCGGCGGAACAGCTCGAGAAAGCAAAAAAAGCTCAATCGGACTACGCCGAAAAAGTCTCCTCCGCGCAATCCGAGATTTCGCGTTGCGAGGCCGCTCTCGCCGCGCTCGGCGACGAGACAGGCGACACGACCGAGGAGCAAGCCAAGCTCACGGCGGAACTCGAAAAGGCAAAGGGCGAGCTCTCCGCCGCTGAAAAAGGATACGAGTCTACGACTCGCTCCGTCAATTCCTATCAAACACAGGTAAATAACGCCGAGACGGAGCTTAACAAGCTCGGCTCGGAACTCGATAAAAACGCCTCCTATATGGACGAGGCCGCGAAATCCTCCGACGGGTGCGCCGAGTCTATCGACGAATACGGGAAAGAGGTCAAAAAGGCCGGAGAGGACTCCGAGGAGGCCGGGAAGAAGTTCGACAAGGTAAAGACTGC